GCCGTTTTCATCCATGCCCCGTTTGGACCGAAGAGTATCTAACAACAAAAACCATCGCGGAGGGAGAAGCTCCCTAACGACGGAAGTTGCGATAGAATCACTTGCGGACGAGAAATCTACGGTCGCTAGGGAGGAGTCAATTGACGCCTGCCGGGCTAAGGTAGCATTTCTAGATTGATCATTTAGATCAATACCAAACCGACGAAGACGTCGACGAATCATAGAGCCAACTGCTTTTTGAAACCAGAGATTAATCCCTGGCTCAATAGCAATAACTCGATCTGTCTTCGAATTCTTCGGAACAGTGACAATATTGTTCCCATCTTCGAATACTGCCCACGACTCTCCGTAAGTACGGGATAAGTGGTCAGACCAAGACGGATAGGCGACTGGAAACCAGTCGACTATCAGGGAGTACAGATCTCGCGTAATTCCGCGCTCTGCGCAAAACTTATTGTAGCCCGATACCTCATAACCCTTTATAAGGGTTGAGACACCGGGGCCCCAATTAGCATCGTCAACAAACTCTTCCCCATCGAAGTCGCCTAGGATCATACTAATTTTACGCTTGGTTGCATTAAGCAGCCAAACGCTAGCCCCGTTGTTCTGCGGGTCTAGAGTAGGATTTTCGAAACGTCGATTGGTACGATTACAAAGAGCTTCATATTCATGAAACTTCTTAAATGCGACAGACTTTCGGTCAAAGCTAGTTTTTAAAAAACTGGCTTTTGACAAAAACTGGGTCGCAACGTAATCGTCCCGAAACATCCCAGGATTGAGATAGTTATCGGGTTTCACATCAAGGGCCAGAAGTTGGTCATGTTCTCCATACTTATGGAGCATATAACAAGCTAAGGACCTTGGTGTGTCTAAAGAAGAGAAAAATTGATCGATGGTCACATCAGTTAACTGCTGTGGCGCGCGAAAGTCTCGAGCAGCTTTAAGCTGTTCGACACTAGAGGACTTAGTCTTCATAGTGGTGTGCCTAAAAGTCGAATTTAAAGCTTATACAAAGTATAAGCCCGATAGGGAAGTTTCCTTGTTAGAAAACTTCTTCGTAGTTTTCTACGGCGGCGGTCCAAACTGCGTTGGCCATATAGTTCTTCACAAAAGCGAAGAAATCTTTACGGTCAGCGAGCAGAGAGGCCTCCGGCATCGAAAATTCGATGTTCGCTTCGATATTGTAGGCTACGGATGGCAACGGCTGAATACCGGTACCAGTCGCAGGCGACGTAACGTTGAGAACAGGCAGTTTTACTTTCGACGACAACTTGAAAACGCGCGAAGTCTTTGTAGGCTGGCGCAGCTTCAAGGAAATGACCGGGAAGCCAACGGCGATGCCGGTAGCACGGTCAGTCCACAGAGCGACCCCATTAGGGTCGGAACTGGTGACGGGGGCGAAAGTGTGTGCAACGGGGGAAGCTTTCCCGTCGTTGATCACAATGTTAGCAATAGCTGCCATGATTACCTCTTAAATTGTTTAAGGAGGGCGAGTGCTGATGCCATATGAGACATAGACAAAGGATTCTTAAATCTCGGTGCAGGTGCAGCAGGGAAAGACCCAAGGGTCTGCCTGCTCATCTGCACAAATTTCTTAGCTTCCTGAGCGTTAGTCTGACTGGTATCATCAAAATCACCATTACGGGATATGCTCTGCTCGTAGATAGAGGTTGCCTCATACTTAAGGAAAGTGGTGCGGAATCCTGAGTCGAACGACAAACCTGCCGTCGCATCAAGATTACCGAGCCAATTACCAATAGGTACGAACCAATCGATAACAAACGAGTAAGGCATAAGCTCCCACGCTAATAAGGCCGGATTGGTTATTCCGACTTTGGAAAGCGCAGAGAGAGGAGGGGAAGATTTCACGTAGCGGACTTTTACTTTTACAAGGTAAAAACCGTCACATGTCCAGAGGGTTCTTGACGAACCACTCCACCCAGCAACTGAATCGGATTTCATCTGATTAAGTGCCAGGTTCTTCCTACTCAGGCCAGTAGCTACAGCGTAGATAGAATTGCGGTTATCCGAGGCAAGCGAAGCTTGCGCAAGGGTCTGCGCAGATCCATAGACGTCCTGTAGAAGCGGTCTCCAGCCGTACTGAAGAGCTAACCACCCGTTACCAACTGCATTAGCTGCGTCATTGACGAATTCTTTATTGAATCGTCGCTGACCACGCTTAGGCGGTTTAATACCGAGTGCTTTAGCTGCCCCAGTAAAGTTACCCTTTTTCAGTTGAACGAAGGTTTTGGCAATCGTTGAAACGGTATCGGTGACAGTTTTCACTGTCATCTCACGTTCGGCGAAAGCCTGGGCTACGTTAACTTTCTGATCCTTTAATGAATCAAGTAACTTATTGTTTGCTCGATCCAACGCCGAAGAAGCATCATATTCCCCTATGCGAAAGCCTAGGGAAAATACGTTATGAGTCTCCGTTGTTGAATCCTGGTAAAGGTAATTAACAGGATAGGGATCGCCACCGCCACCAGGAATCACATTAAAAATGCGAGTCGCATGTTGACGCTGGAAATATCTAGCTGTAGTTACCTCATACGTTGCCGTATAAACCAGTGGTTTTACAAGAGTAACTCGATTAGGGCTATTGAACCCAGGAGTTACCGTGTAGGATCGCAAACCCCGACTCCAGACGAAATTCGGATCAGAAGAACTGGACGAAGTCCAGTACCCTGCCTGAGGATTCGACTGAACGGGTTGAGCTGTCCAATACCTTTGATTAGTAAAGGATGGATCTTTCAACGACCAATCAGGATGTTTGGCCATAGAAGGCTCCTTTCTTCCTATATCAAAGATTAAACCAGCAGCCGCTATAAAACTGATACGCCTTGTTTCTAAGGCAAGACCGTAGTTGACTAATCAAGAGTCAGCGGATCAGTTCGAGGACGATTATACTCTAAGAGCAAATCGTATGGCCTATATAATAGGTAAGTACCTCAAGAGATACATAAG